CCGCTTCAGCAAGTCCTATTGAACCAAAAGAAGAACCGCTATGGTCTCCATCTGTATCTGAAGCAGTCCAATGAACAGTATTTACAACATCAGATAAGCTTCCTACAGTTTTTGTTGCATCTAAAGCAATAACATTCCAAGTAACAGCCATAATAATAATTAATAAGGTTTATAAAGTTAAGCAGTTTGCTCAACAGGTTCTACAAGTTCTTTAAGAGTTTTGATAGCACCTTGATCTTCTACCAAAGGTTGTTGTAAAGCTCTTAATTGTTCTTGTAATTTTGTTATCTGTTGTTCAATTTGTTGTGCTTGAGCAACATTAGTATTGAAGCGTTCTTGCACTTCATTTAGTTTTTCTTCTGGTGTGGGCATAATAAATTAATTTATCCTGATTATACTAAGCAGCTTCAAGAGCTTCAACCTTAGCTGATAATTCTTTAATTGCTTCAATTAATGCACCAGTTAATCCCATATAATTTAAACTTTTATTACCTTCCTCTCCTCTGACTAACTCAGGAAATACTTTTTCTACATCTTGTGCTACTAATCCCATAGATTTTTCGTTGTTATTTTTATATGTAAAATTAATTCCTAGTAATTGAGTTACTTTATTAAGGACATTTGTTAAAGGTTTAATATCTTTTTTAAAGGCTATATCTGAGTTTGGAGTTATTGTACCAGTAGCTAATATGTTACCTGACACATTTAGTTTTTCACTAGGGTTATCTGTACCTATTCCTAATTTTCCATTAACAAAAACTTGCCCAACATCAGAATTACCTCCACCTCTATTATGAACTTGAAACAATGTATTACTGTTTTCATCTTGTACTCTTAGAGCGATATTTAACGTTCCACTAGAGGGAGATTCATTATTAAGCCCTGATATCAGCACTTGTGGAGTATCGCCAACATCCCATGTATAGCCACCAGTAGTTGCTCCAATCTGAAACTGAGAAGTAGTAGTACTAGTTGCTAAAGCCAACCTTCCAGACGAATCTATTAGCATATGCGGACTATCAGTTTCAAATTTTGTTGCTCCCGCATAAAACTTAAGATTCATATTTCCAGAACTGTCTGTCGCATTACATCTGATCCCCGCATAATGTGGAGCAGTCCCAAGCGAAGTATCTATATTTTTAAAAGCTATAGCTCCAATATGATTTGCACTAACACCTGAACTTTGCGAATTACCTAATATAAGTTCAGCACCATCACCACTATCTATTTGAACAGTCTTTATTCCGCTTTGTATTCCAGTTGAAGTAGGACTTGTTGTACCTATACCAATCTTCCCATCATGTGTAATTCTTAATCTTTCATCTAGGGTGGTTGTATCATCATCAGTTGTGAACAACGCCA